GATAGTCCTCTCCCAGTTATCTGGACTAACTCCGTAAAGGAGGAGGTTCGTGATGCGGAGAAAGTTCGGTTTAACAAGTTGCGTACTTTCCTTGGTCCTCCAATTACCCATGTTCATTGTTCTCAACGATTATTCGGTCACATGAATAGTCAACTTCATAGCCACACTTTAAAACTGTGGACTTGGGTTGGGAGTAGTAAATACTATGGTGGTTGGAATGCCTTGGCTTATCGTTTGAGTGTCCATCCTAACGCTTTTGAATTGGATTGTTCAGAGTATGACTCAAGTCTTAATCTTGAATTAATGTCTCATATGGCGCGTTTGCGTTTTCGTATGTTACGACTTGAGGACCAAACGGAGGAAAATTATAAAAGAGTATTACATATCTATGATCAGATTATATTCTCTTATATTTTGTTGACTGGTGGTGAAATCATTCGCAAGTTTTCAGGTCAACCTTCGGGTTCGGTTAATACTATCGACGACAATTCGATAATTCAAATAGCTGGTATGGCTTATAGTTTCATCATTACTCATGAGGGTTTGCCCATGTGTCGAGATGTTTACTTTTTTAGTAATGTTGAAGCTGCTACTTGTGGTGACGATAATACAGGCACGATTTCAGATGAGTTATTTTCGAGTTGGAATCCGAAAGTGATAAGTCAAGATTGGTCTGCTATAGGAATCATTACTAAGTACGGGAGCACAGAAAAGCGGCAGAACTTGTTAGATTTGCGTTTCTGTGGTTGTGGGTTTAAGAAGATTGAAATTCCTACTTATGGAACACGTGTAGTGCCCATATGTAATGAAAGTAAAATGTTGGCCTCTATGATGTTTTATTCGTCAAAAGGGTCTAATTTGAAATGGAGTTATCTTCGGGCGCAAGCCTTGCGTAGAGAAACTTTCTTTACACCTCTTTATTCTCTTCTAACCAAATATGTCGATTACTTGGAGCGTGTCTTCTTTCAACAGTTGCGCGTTTCGGTTAGAAAAGATGACCCCACTGATTTTTCCTGGGAGGTCTTAGCTTCTTTAAGGGTTACGGACTTGGAGCTTATGCATTTGTATTTAGGAGAGCGCGCTTCTGCCACATCTGAAGCAAGTTTTGAGCAACGTTCACTTCAGATGATCGACAGTATGCTGTCGATTTCCCCTTCTATTGATATGAAAAAAACTTCATCTCATCAAAAGCCCCGGCCCTCTGGCCCAAAAAGTCAAGCTAAGAAAAAGGTTGGTCCTAAACCTAAGAAGCAGGTTGCTTCTTCAAAACCAAAAAGCAAAGCGAAAGTTGGAGTTTCCAGCATTCCTTCTGCTTATGGTGTGGACTTCCACCAGAAAGCTACTGCTTCTTATCCAATTTCTCGGACTGAGGAGCTTTGCACTGTGCCAATGGCAGCTGATGGTTCTTACCAACATCTCCGATTTTCTTTGAATCCTGGCCTTGCTAATATCTTTCCCTGGTTGTTTCAAGTTGCCAATGCTTGGAGCAAGTATGTGTGGATCGTTGTGAAAGCTAAGTACATAAATTTGGTTGGTACTGATATTCCAGGACGTGTTATAATGACCTTCCTGCCAAATATCACCCAACCAGATTTTATTGATGGTGCTGAACAAGTCTCATATGCTGGAACTGTTTTTGGAGCTCCTTATACTGTTCATAACATTACAGCTCCTAAAAACACAATTACCAATCAATTTATTGTTCGCGCCGGTTCTATCCCAGCTGATTCTGATCTTCGTTTCTTTGATCAGTTGGATTTTATTGTCGCTACTGACAATGGTACTGCTGAACAGAATGTTGGAACTGTGGAACTTTCTTATGAAATTCTTTTCACTATTCCTAAACCTTCTGCTTCCGATACTGTTGCTGGTAACATTATTGCGATTGTTGGAGAGGGTGCCGATATTAAAAACATCGCTCCTTTTGGTAATCCGGAAACGGATTCGCACCCGCCCGACGGCATGGAACCGCCAATTTGCTATGTCGAAAATTGTCAATGTGAGGTTGACGATATGGGCACTCATTGTATCATTCAAGTGCCTGAAAACCAGAAGT